TGATGAGGAGGAATAATGAATCCATTTGAGTATGCTAATGAGTTGATAACAAAAGATAAGTATGATGAAGAAACACCAGAAAGAAAAGATTATAAACCATTTCTAATTAATCGTACTTTATCATATCATAATGATTTAATACATTACGTCAATTATTTGAATCAATATCCAGATGTAAATGATAAACTGCATTATGATTTTCTTAACTTGTCCATAGTAAAGAAAAAGAGACCTAAGAAATGGTGGATTAAGGGTAAGAAGTATGAGAACATGGAAGTAATAAAGGATTATTATAAGTACAGTACAGATAAAGCTATAATGGCTTTGTCTGTTTTATCTGGTAAAGATATTAAAAGCATTAAAAATAAGCTCTTCAAGGGCGGAGGAAAGTAATATTATAAATACCTATATAATGTGTTATAATTATTTTAACTGTTGAATTGAAAGGAACAGAACAATGAATGATAATGTTAAGTGGTCAATCGAAGATATGATAGAAGTTCGATTGAAAGAAGATGATGATTTTTTAAAAGTCAAAGAAACACTCACACGCATTGGAATAGCATCACGCAGAGAAAAGAAGTTATTTCAATCTTGCCATATACTTCATAAACAAGGTAAATATTATATCGTGCATTTTAAAGAGTTGTTTGCTCTTGATGGAAAGCCTACCAATATTTCCGAGAACGATATTGAACGTAGAAATACGGTTGTGAATCTTTTAAACGAATGGGATTTAGTTGAGATTGTTTCACCAGAGAAAGCTCAACCAACTACTTCTATTCGACAAATGAAAATTCTTCCTTTTAGTGAAAAGGGTGAGTGGGATTTACAAGCCAAATATACTATTGGTAATGTTTCTATTAAAACTTCTAAGGAACCATCAAAAGATAAGACGTTTGAAATTGGTGATGATTTTGCCGTATGATAAAAATTATTTTATTATGTAGTATTTTAATGACAGGCTGTTCAACCATGGCCGACTTAGCAGCCAATGCTTTAGGTGGTGCTATAGGCAATATGATTGATAGACGTATTGAAGATAAACTTGGTAATGATGCTGGTTTATCTGATGAAAAACTTGACGGTAAAATAGATAAAAAGAAAAAGAAAAAAGAATTTACCGTTGTTGATGAAAAGGGTAAGGAGATTAAATAATGAATGTAAAAATTGTGAAATTTGTAAGTGGTGAAGAAATTATAGGTGAATGGGATGAAGAAACCAGTTTAATAAAAAATCCTGTTGTAATGATTCCCGTGGATAAAAATAAAATAGCTTTCCAACCATGGCTTCCATACGCCGAAGATAAAGAGTACAAATTAAAAGAAGCACAGATACACGTTGTAGCTAATCCTAGTTCTACGATTGTCAATGAATACAATCGTATGTTTGGTTCAGGTATAGTGGTTCCTAATGATAGTGGTGGGCTTATTGCTTAAGTTGTTCCTTTAATTATTAACCATTTTTTGATATAATATATACACTATGAAATTCTATACCTACGCAAGTCAAGTATTCAATAAAATCTATATTCGTGAAATAGATAATAAGGGTGAAGAATATTCTGAAACATTCGATTTTAGACCAACTCTTTATGTTCCAGCACCAAAAGAAAAATCAAATTTTAAAAGTTTAGATAATCGGCCTTTGGCTGATATAAAGTTTCCTTCAATAAAAGAGTGTAAAGATTTTATTGACCAATATTCAGGTGTTACCAATTATAAGATTTTTGGTAATACAAATTATGTATTTCAGTTTTTATCTGAGCAATACGCTGATGATGTTCAATGGGATAAATCCAAAATATTAATCTATACTCTTGATATTGAGGTTGCTTCAGATGATGGCTTTCCAGATATTCGTTTGGCCAATGCACCAATAACAGCAATAACAGTTCATAACAGTATTAACGATATATATTATGTTTTTGGTACTGGTGATTATACACCAGATAAAAATATTAAGTATTTTCGTTTAGATAATGAAGAAGAAATGATGCAAGTTTTCTTGGATTGGTGGAAAGATAATCCACCTCATATCATTACTGGATGGAATTGTAAATTCTTTGATATTCCATACATTGTCAATCGAATGAAATATCTGGATATTGAAGCCAAGTATCTTTCACCAATTAAAAGAGTAGTCGATAAGAATGTAGTTATTGCAGGCCGTGATAATATGTATTATACGATTATCGGCATATCCACTTTGGATTATATTGATCTATATAAGAAATATACTTACAAGGCAAGAGAATCATATCGTCTGGATTATATAGGCCAAGTGGAGCTTGGCATGGGGAAAATTACAGATGATGAAATGCAAGGGTATGATTTATATAAAACAGATTATCAAAAGTTTATAGAATATAATATTAAAGACGTTGAGATTGTTAAAAAACTAGACGATAAGATGAAATTATTGGATTTGGTTATAACTATAGCCTATGAATCCAAGATTAATTTTGAAGATGTATTTTCACCAGTTAAGACCTGGGAAACGATTATTTACAATTTCTTGAGAAAACAAAATATAGCTGTTCCACAGGAAAGGCATAAGGGAGAATCAAAAGGTGGTATTGAGGGTGGATATGTAAAAGAGCCTCATGTTGGCTTGCACAAATGGGTCGTATCATTTGACTTAAATTCTCTTTATCCACATTTAATTCAACAATATAATATCAGTCCAGAAATGATTTCAAATGATGAGGTTTTAAAGATAAAATATAAAGATGGAGTTAAAGGTTTACTGGATAAAAAATTAGATACAAAATACTTAAAAGAACATCAAATGACGTTGACCCCAAATGGTCAACATTTCTTAACAAAACACCAAGGATTTCTTCCTAAGTTAATGAAGTCAATGTATGATGAACGTGTTATTTATAAAAAGAAGATGCTTGAAGAAGAGCAGAGATTGGAGGATGGAAATTATAAAAATAAAGAAGAAATTGTAAATAATATTGCAAAATTTAATAATGTTCAGATGGCTAAAAAGATACTCTTAAATAGCGCCTATGGTGCATTGGCCAATCAGTATTTCTTGTATTATTCTCCTGAACAGGCAGAAGCCGTTACTATGTCGGGTCAGTTGTCGATTAGATGGATCGAAAAGTATATAAATAAATTCATCAACGATTTACTCAAAACAGGAGATAGAGATTATGTTATCGCATCGGATACAGATAGCATTTATATCACGTTTGATAAGTTGGTTAATGAAGTGTGGGGAGAGGGAATTGAAACTGAGAAGGTTATCAACTTCTTGGATAAAATGTGCAAAGATAAAATTGAACCATATATTGAGGGGTGTTATAAAGTTCTTTATTCGTATGTAAACGCATACGAGCAAAAGATGGTGATGAAAAGAGAGTCGATAGCTGACAAAGGTATCTGGACAGCTAAGAAAAGATACATTCTGAATGTTTATGACTCTGAGGGTGTAAGATACAAAGAACCTAAATTAAAGATAATGGGTATTGAGAGTGTCAGGAGTTCTACTCCGCAATGGTGCAGAGAGAACATACAATCGTTGATAAAGACAATTATCAATACAGATGAGCAGACAGTAATAAAAACTATTGAAGATTATAGAGAAACTTTCAAGACTTTGAAGTTTAGTGATATTGCATTTCCAAGATCAGTCAAAGGCTTGAGTAAATATAAATCTTCAAAAGATATTTACATTAAAGCTACTCCAATACACGTTAGGGGTACTTTATTGTATAACCATCATTTAAAGGAGAAAAACTTAGTAAAGAAATATCAACTAATCCGTGATGGAGAAAAGATTAAGTTTGCATATCTGAAAGAGCCAAACATACTCGGTGAGAATGTGATTGCTATTGCAACTGTCTTGCCGAGTGAGTTTGGTTTAGAGAAATATATAGATTATGATTTACAATTCGATAAATCGTTTTTGCAGCCAATTAAGAATATATTGGATGTTATTGGATGGAAGTCAGAAAATATGAGTTCGTTAGAATCATTTTTTGGGTGAAAGGAGATATAATGGCAGTAAATAATTTAATTAAACAATTAATCAAGGAGTCAGGAAATGATATGGCGTCGGTTGTATCCGCTGGTATTCTTGGTGATTGCTCTACTTTTGTGGATACTGGGTCTTATACGTTAAATGCTTTGGTGAGTGGGTCTTTATATGGTGGAATACCATCAAATAAGATTACTTGTATAGCAGGACAAGAGGCTGTAGGTAAAACATTTTTTGCATTGAGTATAGCCAAGAATTTTTTAGATCAAAGTGATAAAAATCTTATTATATATTTTGATAGTGAAAGTGCAGTAACAACAGGTATGTTTGAAGAAAGGGGACTTGATACTGAAAGAATTATTTATGCTCCTGTTGCTACAGTAGAAGAATTTAGAACACAATGTATTAAGTTGATAAATTCGTTTCCAAAAGGCTGGAAGGGTATGATCTTTTTGGATTCTTTAGGAAATTTATCAACAAGAAAAGAAATGGATGATTCTGCTAGTGGTTCTGATAAAAGAGATATGACTAGGGCCCCTATGATAAGGGGAACATTCAGGACATTAGCAATTGCATTAGCTAAGGCAGATATGCCACTTATTATCACAAACCATACTTACGACGCAGTTGGTAGTATGTTTCCAAAGAAAGAGATTTCTGGTGGTGGTGGAATTAAGTATGCAGCCTCAGTTATTGTTACTCTAGGAAAAAGAAAAGTTAAAGATGGTACTGAGGTATTAGGAAATATTATTAAGTGTAAGCTACATAAAGGTAGATTTACAAAAGAAGAATCGGTTGTTGAAACAATGCTTGACTACCAGACTGGCTTAGACAAATATTTTGGACTGGTTGAGATTGCAGAGAAATATGAAATTTTTAAAAAGGTTTCTACAAGATTTGAAATGCCAGACGGAACAAAAGTTTTTGAAAAGGCAATCGTCAATAATCCAGAAAAATACTTTACAGAGGATATAATGAAACAACTTGAAGAAGCTGTATTTCAAGAGTTTAATTATGGCTCCAAAAAGGGAGAACAGGATGAGGACGCATGATGTAGGTTTAAAAATATTATGGATGGTTGTTGGTATTATTATAGTTGGAGGAATTTACTGCTTATCATATTATAACGTGGATGAAGCCGTGGTAAGTGAATCGAAAACATTTATGGAATTTGTGAGAACTGTATTAAAATGATAACAATGAATAACGAAGAAACAGAAAGATTATTTAGAGCATATACATCTTATAGGGGAGTATATGCTCATTTTTTTGGTGAGTACGATTATTTTAAGTATGGAGGATCAGGGCCATGGAATAATCCAGACTCAATGGAAAAGTTTTTTAATAAAAATGAGTCTGGTAATTTTTCTATGCAAAGAACTATATTTAAAAATATTGCAAACTCATTTGATAGTAAGAAAGATTTAGTATTCTTTTTTCTTTCACAGTTTACTAATGAGTTGATTTATCCTACAGTATTTGATACAGATGTTTATGATGAATATAAAGCCAGGATGAATAACTTTGATTTCCATATACAACAAGATATGGAAGAAGTTAAAAAGTGTATGAAAGAATATAATATAAGTTTTGATGAGATATTCATTACTAAAAGTATGAATCATCCATATATATTAAAACTAAGTCTTTCAAAGAGAATATCATTGGAAACATTTGCAGTATTGGATATGATATTGAATTTTATTCCA